TGATACTGTATAATTCTACTTTCAAGGTTAGCAATATGTTGGGTTAACATTATATACGGGGGATAAAACGAAATGTGTAAAGTGGAAAATGTTGGCTTTGTATTGAAATGCGTTATAAATAAACGAGTTACGGGTGTTTGGTGCGATAGAGTAGGGGAGGGGTGTCAAAAACGAAACGTAACATTCGCTTTACATTGATGTTACATTCAAAGAACGTTTGAACGGTGTTTTACCAGGAAAATGTTACATGGCGGCTGAATGGTCGCCTTTTTCGTTGTAATTGGTTTCATGTGGTAGCTTGTGGGCCTTTTGTTTTAGCGTATTTTGATTTTATATTCTCTATTTTATTCCATATAGTTATTATTTGGTATATTTGCACCAAAAATATATAAGTTATGGCAAAGGTTATACATGTGCATCTGTTGAATAGGGGGCGTTATGAGCGTAAAGACTATTATTTTGCGAGTATCTCGGCTATATATACCGTTTTGACGGCTCAGGACGTTGGGGCAACAAAAGGGTATTTGTTACATGCAGGATTGTCTGGAAACGGCTCTGTGGCCACGAAATGCGCTATAATAAAGCAATCTACGCTTATACGTGGAACGAGGCGCACAGAGGGCAAATGAAGGCCTTTCAGACGGTATTTCAGTTATAAATAGGGTTGGGATGTTTGTGTGATGGCATGAGCACCCCTTTTTTCTGTCTAAAATGCGGTTAGGTGGACACTAAGGTGGACATTTAGGTGGACAAATAATGTGCTATAAAAACGAAATGTGTTGATTAGGTGGACATTTAGGTGGACACTTTTAACATAAAAATAAGTGGATAAATAGGGCGGATGGGTATAAAAAGGCTGAAAAACGGTGTTTTTAGTGGTTTTCGAGGGGCAAAATACACTAAAAACACCGTTTTCGAGGGGCTGATTTTATACGAAAGTGCCTAAATACAGGCGTTTACGAGAAATTACATGAATTTTGAACATACATTTCGTTTTATTCCAAACGAATGATGCCAATAACAAGGGCTACAGCATATATTTCCGAGTATGGTAATTCAAATGGGTCGTATTGCTCATTGTCAGATACGATTAGAATGTGCTGCTTGTCATGCCCTGGTTTGATGCGTTTAATGAGTGCCCCTTGAGCTGTGTCTAAGACATAGGGCTTATTCCATTGAAAGAAAAGACTTGCCATTGGTACACGTTGGCAAGCGACAATATCGCCAGAGATATATGTAGGTGTCATGCTATTACCTTTTACGGATATAAGAAAGTCCGCTCCATTAAACGCCGGCACGATATATCGTTCACACTCGTATTCAAGAACAGAATTCTCGCCAGTCAGTGCACCAGCCATAGCACTAAATGGAATGAGTGGGATACCATCATGGCTGTTGGTCGCTTGTTGGGCAATGGGGATGTTGCTATCTTTAATCATAGAACCTCTACCAGTTAAAAGCCATTCCGCTGATAACTGAGGATATAGGGTTAAAATCTTAACCAACATATCGCTTCCTGGTTGAGATGTCTTATTTTTACCCTTAAAATTGCTGGCTTCAATACCTGTGGTACTGTAGAAATCAATCTTTTTTATGTTGCTTCTATCCAAAAAAGCCATAATACGCTCTTTTATGGTTAAAGTTTTATCCATTATTCTTTGCAGGTTAAAATTTTATCCTTATCTTTGCAGCGTGTTCTAATTATGAACAGCGTTCAAAGGTACAAACATTTGGCGAGAATAAAGAATAAACATTAAAAAAGAATGATATGACACAGAAAGAATTTGAAGAACGGACACGGCGACTGATAGCAGTTGAAGAGTACTACTTGGTGGAAAATCTTTATATGGCTGCCGGTAATATGACCAAGGACGAGTTCTGCGAGGAGATGCGCAGAATGTGTGCATACGATGGTGCCAATGACCATATAGAGTTGCGCAAGTGCTTGAAGGAGATTGGACGGTATGTCGGTGCGAAAGATGTCGAACTCGGGTACTTGAAGAAGGCGATAACCAATAGGAATATGGAACTTGCCGAATTCCTTATCGGTAAAGCCTGTGCTTACGAGGACACGGACTTCTACAGTGAGGCCGTAAAACTCATCGGTCAGCGTGAGGTGACGCTTATGAAGTTGCGTATGGATCTTCCTCTTTGGAATGAGGACAAGGCATACCTCAAAGAAATTTTGGAGGACGATATACAAGGCAGAAAGATTGCCGGATAACTGACAGCCCGGAAAGACGGGCAGGGCGGTTAGTTCAGTTGGTAGAACAAACGGCGGTAACCAATCCGGCTGTATGGTCTGCGGTTCGAGTCCGCAACCGCCCACATAAACTATAAACCAGAGTGGTATGAAAAAGAAAATTGTTTTGGACCGTGGCAATGTCGCAAAGATAGCCAAAGTTATGAACTGCACTCCTGAGATGGTGAGCAAGTCAGTAAACTTCAAGAAGAACAGCCTGCTTGCCCGGAGGATACGTTATATTGCCAAAGAACAGTTCGGCGGTGTTGAAGTAGGAGAGTAGGGAGGTGCGGATTATGAAAAAGATTTTTAAGGAAGCCGTAAAAATGCTGGTAGCCGTGGTGCTTGGTCTGGTGTATATGTGGTTCGCACTGAGCTTCGCATGGAGTCTTGATGATATGTCCGTAGTTGAAAAGATTGCGGGTGTGGCATACGCCTTTTTGATGATGCCAATATACGAAGGTATAAAGAGACTGTTGAGGCTGTCATAAACAGGGAAAAGGATATGGAGTTTTACAAGAGAATACTGTGTGTAACCTTTGAGGAACTGACGGGAGGTGATAATCCGGTTATCACACCTCAGACCCTCATGAAGAATGTCCAGCGTGGCAATATCCAGTGTGCGCGCCAGGGCAAAGGTGAAGGCAACTATGCTCTTTATGTCTACTCCTCCCTCCCTGTGAAATACAAGATGAAGTTTGAGGCAAAATACGGCAAGCCTGAAGACGTGCTGAAAGCCCAGGAACTGAAAGACACCGTATGTATGGATGAGAAAGCCCGTGAGTTTTACGAGGCGTTTGAATATGATTTGAACGGTGTTCAAACGACGCTCACCGACAAGTTAAAGGAAGAGTATACAGTGAACGCGAGCGTGCTTGGCATGTTGTGGAACCGCATGAACGAACTGACCTCGACAAGCAACGCCCTCGGCAACGGCCGCCGCAGCGACCTTTGGGACATAGTGTTCGCACAAAGCGAGAAACTGCGTGAGGTGACCGGCCACACGCTGCCGAAAAACCTTGCACGACTGAAGGACAAAATGAACCGCTATAAGAAAGACGGGTATATGTCCGTCATCAGCGGCAAGGTGGGCAACAAGAACACCCTAAAGATAACCGAGGATGCCGGCCGCCGTCTGATAGCCCTGAAGCGCAGCCGTGTGCCGGTGCTGACGGACCGCCAGATATTCGACACCTTCAACAGTGAGGCGGAGGGTAGGGGATGGAAGCCCCTGAAAAGCGTGGCCGGAATGAAAGCCTGGCTTAACAGTGCCGCCATAGAGCCATTGTGGCATGATGCCGTTTACGGCGAGATGAGCGCACACCAGAAGTTCGACCGCCGGCACAAGACCCAACTTCCCACGATGCGTGACGCCCTGTGGTACGGTGACGGTACGAAACTGAACCTGTACTACCGTGACGAAGACGGCAATGTGCGCACTACGGGCGTGTATGAAGTGATAGACGCGGCTACGGAGGTGTTCCTCGGTTTCTGCATCAGCGACACGGAAGACTACGAGGCGCAGTATATGGCCTACCGTATGGCCATACAGGTGAGCGGCCACAAGCCATACGAGATTGTACACGACAACCAGGGTGGCCACAAGAGGGCCAATTCAAGCGGTATGCTGGACAAAATATGCCACATACACAGGACCACGGCTCCGTATAACGGTGCCTCGAAGACTATAGAGAGCGTGTTCGGACGCTTCCAGCAACAGGTGCTGCATAAGGACTGGCGTTTCACAGGCCAGAATATAACGGCCACGAAAGCCGGCAGTCGTCCGAACATGGAATTCATCGAGGCCAACAAGGACAAGCTATATACGCTGGACGAGTTGAAGGCCGCCTATCTGAAAGCCCGTACCGAATGGAACGAGATGGCGCATCCCGCCACAGGGGAATCCCGTATAATGATGTATGAGAACAGCGTAAACCCGGACACTCCGAAAGTGACGGTGTATGACATGATAGATATGTTCTGGGTGACCTGCAGCAGGATGAGTACCTTCACGAGCAGCGGCATAGAGATAACCGTGAAAGGGCAGAAGCGCGTATATGAGGTGATGAGTAGCCCCGGTGTTCCCGATATAGAGTGGCGACGGAAGCACACCTACCAGCGTTTCGTGGTGAAATACGACCCCTACGACTTTACGAGCATCCGCCTGTACTGGAAAGACAAGGCCGGCGGCCTCCGTTTCGAGCGGACAGCGGAACCCTACATTGTTATACATCGTGCCATACAGGAGCAGACGGAGGGCGAGGCCGCGTTTATACGGGCACAGCAGGCCGCCACGGAACAGAACCGCATAGAACGGCAGGTGGCAGCCAAGGAGATAGAATACGCCGAGGGGGTGGCACCGGAGCAGAACGGCCTTACCACACCAAAGCTGAAAGGCACACGGTCGGACGTGCAACGCCAGATAGACCGCCGTACGCGCAAATACAGCCGTGAGCCGGAAGAGTTGAGCCTTGGCCGTGTGACAAAGAAAGTAAGCCAGATGGACTGGATGGACACGGAAAACGACAGTACCGTGGTATTCCTGCCGAGGCGCGTGGAAAAGAAAGTAATGGACAATAAACTATAAAGAAATGGAACTGACAACAAAAGACAAAGAGCAGATATGCGCCCGTCTGAAGGCGTATGTGGACAAATACCCAAGCCAGAACAAGGCCGTGGGCAGTCTGAAAAGCACCAGTGCCGGAACGGTGAGCAATATTCTGAACGGCAAGTGGGAGAATATCAGCGAGGACATGTGGCGCAGGATAGCCGACCAAGTTGGCACCGTGGGTGGTGATGACGCCGGGTGGCAGATAGTGGAAACAGGCGCGTATCAGGAAATCACCTACGCCTTGGATGATGCCCAAAAGTATAAGAACGTGACATGGGTGGTCGGGGAAGCCGGCTGCGGCAAGACCACCACCGCCAAGATGTACGCTTCTGAACACCGGGAAGTGTTCTACCTCCAATGCTCAGAGGACATATACAAGGGCGAGTTCGTACGTGAGATAGCCCGTCTGGTGGGCATCCGTGGCGAGGGCTATACCGTCCGTGAACTGTGGAAGGCCATCCTTGACAACCTTATACAGATGGATGCCCCGCTGCTTGTGTTTGATGAGGCGGACAAACTGACCGAAAGCGTGTTCCACTACTTCATCAGCCTTTACAACAAGCTGGAGGACAAGTGCGGCGTGGTGTTCATGAGTACGGACTACATCAAGAAGCGTATCAGGAACGGCCTGCGCTGGGAAAAGGCAGGTTACAAGGAGTTTTACAGTCGTATCGGCCGCAAATACTTCGAACTGGAGGACACCACACCTAATGACGTGTATGCCATTTGTACGGCCAACGGCCTGTGTGACCGCAAGGACATCGACACGGTGATAAAGGATGCCGAAGCCTGCGACTTTGACTTGCGCCGTGTAAAAAAGAGCATACACAGGGTAAAGAGAATGAACGGGAAGTAACAATGGGAAGGGCATTGACAGTGAATGAGGTGTTGAACAGAAAGCGGCACACGTTTCCTTTTTCCGGAGCCTGGGCGGACGCATTCGGCCAGCCGGAACGTACCGGCGTATGGTTTGTGTGGGGCAACTCCGGCAACGGTAAGAGTAGCTTCGTGATGCAGCTCTGCAAGGAACTATGCAAGTATGACCGTGTGGTTTATGACAGCCTGGAGGAGGGCGACAGCATGACGATGCACCAGAGCCTGTTGCGTCATGGCATGAGTGATGTCGGTCGGCGTTTCAATCTGTTGGATGCCGAACCAATGGATGAACTGCAGGAGCGTCTGAGCCGCCGCAAGAGTTGGAACATAGCTATCATAGACTCCTTCCAATACACGCAAATGAGTTACCGTGACTATATCCGAATGAAGGAGCAGAACAGGGACAAACTGCTGATATTCGTCAGTCATGCCAAGGGACGTTCCCCACGCGGCAGCGCGGCCGAGAGCGTGATGTATGACGCCACGCTGAAGATATGGGTGGAGGGCTTCAAAGCGTTTAGCAAGGGACGGTTTATCGGTGAGACGGGAGAATACACTATTTGGCCGGAAGGGGCGGAGAAGTATTGGGGATTGGGTAATACGAATCATCAAGACAAATTATAAAACATATAATATGAGAAAGAAAGTATATATAGCAGGTAAGATTGGGAAAGAATTTCCCAGTGAAGCCACCTTTATAAAGTTTGAAAAAGCGGAAAGGCAACTTCTATCAAAAGGATATGAAACATTCAACCCGACTAACAGTAGTCTTGGAGCAACGGCTGATGCCCTTGCCAAGTTGAATGGCACAGACTTCTATCGGGAAATAATGTTACTCGATTTGCAGGAGCTTGCCAAGTGCGACGCTATCTGTATGCTCCCGGATTGGATTGAAAGTCCCGGTGCTGAAGTAGAGTTCCGTTTTGCGAAAGCAATAGGTTTGGAAATAATGTATAAGAACTACGACAAAGATGAGTAAGACAAGACAAATACTTGATTTGAGTAGCCCGACCATAAAGACCAGACATGAGCGTATTATCGGACTTGTGCAGCAATGCAATTATTGTTGTGGGAACGGATGGTTTTGGGGACTGGATGACAGCCGTGAAAGCATAAAAGTTCCGTGTCCTATTTGTGGCGGCACAGGTAAGGTGAGGCCAGAGATAACAGTAGATTGGAAACCCATAAATGAAAAGGTATGAGAGCGCATGATTTAACACAGGAACAGTTGGCATGGTTCAAAACTAACTTTAGCCATACCAAGAATCAGGAACTGGCGGATACGCTCAGCACTTCACCCCGCTCAGTTACACGGATAGCCCGTGAGTTGGGATTATGGAAGACCAAGGAGTTTGTGGTAGCCATGCAGCGCAATGCCTCGGAGTGCGGTGCAAGAGCCAATCGTGCAATGGGTGGCAATGCCGGGACTAAGAACCTTCTCCTTTATGGCAAGGCATACCGTTTCAAAGCCGGAGAAAGTCCTAAAGACCGCATGAGTGCAGAGGCATTTGACGACATGCACCGCCGTATAGGCGAGAGTCGCAAGGAAACATTCAGGAAGGAACGCCGTCGCGTGATGTTCGGATTAGAACAGAAGACAAGCCTCCGTGTGGTGAGATGTCCGAAAGAAAAAGTGAGCCTTCGCAATAATCTCCGGAAATACGGCTATGATATACCTCGTGGTTCCAATGAGGCTACTATAACAAGCAAGACCCGGCGTTCACTCAGTATGGAGGTGAAAGCAGAGAATATGGGGATTAGATTTTATACAGACGATGATACAGAAGAATGACATGGCACAGGAGGTAACCAATTTTGCCCGGTTTTATGGCATATTGAAAAAGAGTTATTCATTTGCTACCAAGGAGCTTGGCGAGGTGTTCAAGGAAGAAGTAGTGAGCCAGTTCTCCGGCGGACGTACTACTTCTCTCCGTGAGATGACAAAAAAGGAATATGACGAGATGTGCGACAAACTTGAAGGGTTCACCCCCGAATTGCTCCGTACCGTCCGCGATGAGCTTCGTCGGCACCGCAGCGTGTGTCTGAACCTTATGCAACGAATAGGCGTGGACACAACCGATTGGACAGCGATAAACAAATACTGTCGAAGTCCTAAAATAGCAGGTGTTGAGTTCCGTGAGCTGGATATTGACGACCTCGACCGTTTGTCGTTAAAACTTCGTATGATACTGAGAAAACAGAAAGATAAACATTAATAACCTTTTAATTTTACAATTATGGCAACAAAGAGACAAAAGAAAACAGTGATTACCGGAGTGACCCGTGAAGAGGCGGAACAGGCATTTGCCAGCTATGCAAAGTCTGACGCAAGTATTAACAAGATAAATGCGGACATTGACCTGCAATGCGCGAAAATCCGTGAGAAGTACCAGGATAAACTGGCGAGTCTGGCATGTGACCGCGAGTGTGCTTTTGACACATTGCAGGCATACGCCACAGAGAACCAGACGGAACTTTTCGCAAAGAAAAAGAGCCTCGATATGGCCCACGGTACAATAGGCTTCCGTACCGGGACACCGAAATTGAAGACGTTAAAAGGCTTCACATGGGCAAGTGCGCTGAACCTTGTCAAAGAGTTCCTGCCGGACTTTATCCGCAAGACTGAGGAAGTGGCAAAAGACAGGCTGCTTGCTGACCGCGATGTGGATGGCATGAACGAAAAAATGGCAAAATGCGGTATAGTGGTGGCGCAGGACGAAACATTCTACGTAGAGCCAAAGCAGGAGGAAAGTGTCTGAACTTTATGTTATAACGTGCTTTTGTTCAAAGTGTAAACAGAAAATGAGGCATCTGTAACGGGATGTCTCATTTTTTTGTAGTAATACGCAGAAAAACAGATACCTTTGCAGTATGTCACGCGGTAGGAACAAAGAACTAATATCTTCCAGGGACCTTAAAATGTTTGAGCGTTACTATTACTGGACGGAAATTCGTCGCTTGCGTTTTGATGATACCATCAAGAAACTGAGCGAGGAAGAGTTCTTTGTGTCCGAGAGCCGTGTGATGCAGATAATCCGCCGTATGATACAGAGCGGTGCCACCGTAGACGGCAAACACATAGAACGTCCCATGTTCACCGGCTTCAAGGTCACTTCAAAGGTTTCCCTACCGAAATCACAATCTTCTTCGGGGCAGCAGCTTTTATTGTTTCCTGAACAATGTCCTTGACGGAAACCGAGTACAGCATCTCGTAGACCTTGATGCCATGACTCCATGTGTAGAACTTTGATTTTTCCCTGATGAGTTCTCCGTCTTCTATCGGCCGGAAGCATTGCATTGAACGGTGCAGCCTGTCCACCATTTCCGACCGTTCCAGTATGGCCTCCATAGTCCCGGAACCATAGTGTGTGTCATCATAACAGTCTATGACGAGACGGACACCGATTTTCGCCTTTCCTTTCTGGCTTTTGCCCGCGAGGTTCTCCCAGTCCGTTTCCGGATTATCGATGAGAACACAAGGGAACGTGACAGGATACGTGTCCATGTCCACCTTGTCAATAGCCTCCAACTGTCCGTAATCCTCATCAACCAACGACAGTTCCGGCATTTCCTTCTTGATATGGTCAATGAGATGATAAAGCAATAATTCCATCTTTTATTCTTTGAATTGAATCGTTTATAATCCTGTTCACCTTGGTACGCAGTTCGGCGGAATCTCCCATGAACCTGCGTTGCGGTATTTTGGCGTGGACGGTGATGTTCTTTTTCTTTGTCAGGGCAAGACCTTTCCACTTGTCAGCCTCCGTTGGCAACTCTTTCGGCAGTTTGCCTTTTCCTTTGACACCGGCAAGCGAGTAGACCATGTGCCATGCGTATTTACGCATACGTTCGGTGATTGTCGGGTGTGTGGTAATCTCCCCACCGTCATTGTGTATGGCAGCATACGGTACAGGATTCTCTACTGTAACCGTTCCTGGACCGGTTGTCGCCTGTATGGAGCGCATGAGGTGGTCGCGCCTGGATGTGAGCGGCCCGTATTTGGAATCCGGTGAGTTGCCGTCCTGACGTCTGGTGCGTTTCCATGGGTGCAGTCCGTTGTCAAGCCATCCTCCGTCCCGGAAATTCTGTTTGAAGTGGTTTACAGTCACCACCCCGACCTTTCTCGGAAGTCGGTCGTTTACCTCCTTTACAATGTCGTCCTTTGCCTTTCTGACCAATTTTTCTATGTCTTTTGCCTCCATGACAGTAGTATTTTGTCCGTTTATGCTTGTTATTGAGAATAAATTGTTATCTTTGTGGCGGAGAAGTTCCTTGTCTATGCTGGATTGTAGTTCCAGCCGTGACTTGGGGCTTTTTCATTTTCTCAGCGATTTCAAGATATTGGCACTGTCTGAAATGCTGTAGAGGATAGTATTCCCGTCTGTGTATTCTTTCACAATAATCCAAGTTTTATCGCCCCGTATTGATGTCTCAAAGAGATGGATAGTAACATTCCCATCTGTTTTATCGTCTCCAGGTCCCAAGTACTTTGACTGTTTAAGAACGTCATCGATATATAGAAGCATCCTGTTTTTTTCTGCATAATGTATATGTGGCTGATTTGTCCACTCGTCTATGCTTCGTCTTGAGACCGCAATCTTTCCGTTAAAGTTGGGGTGTGAGAGGGAAGAACCCTGGAGCGTCTGCCTTGCCGCTTTCTTTATATCCTTTATTTCTCCTTTTTCAGTACCATACAGGCATCCGTCAATGAAGGGACAGTTGTAGCAGTCTTTCTGTCTGTTTGTAAACCACGCTTTCAGTCTGTTTCTGAATCCGCTTTTCCTGTAGGCGAAACATTGGCTGCACTTGTCCGGGAAATAGGGATGCCTGTCTGAGAACGTATGCCCGTCCTTTCCCGGATTATTCTCCAGTCCGCGATGCGGTGCTGCCGGTTCCAAATCATCGGGGCAGTTCACCGGCTCATCCGTTGCCTCAAGCGAGCATTTGCAGTTCCAGCGGTCCCCAGGATGATGTTCGTTCCAGAACGGGTCGTCAATGGGCAGCGTGAGTTTCATCTGCCAGTACCGGCGGTGTGAACTTTCCGGTTCCGGTGATGTCGTGGGCATCCATCTGAGGTTGGGCAGTATGTCCTTGTTGCGCTCGAACTCCCTCCAGTCTGCGGCCGCATGGGCGCGTATGACCGCCATATCATATTCCGTGCGCAGCCATGAGCCCACCTGATGGGAAGTTATGCCGGACACGTCATGCAGCCACTTGTCAAACGGCTTCAGGTTACCGTCCCCGTCAAGGAGCTTGGCGGCCATCTCCACGCCCATAGTATGGACCTTGAAAGCGGAGAAGACCTCATTTGAGTGCCGGAGTTCCCGGTAGAACATCGTGTCATGCGAGGGAGGTGTCTTGGCTTGTGCAAGACCCTCCACCGTACCCTCATTGATGACGCGCTGCACCTCATGCCATAAGGTCGCATCCACCTCTTTTGAAGTGTCAAAGCCGTTGTATACCTTGTGCATGAAAGCACTGAGCACGTCCGCATCGAACCGGACAGAAGCATTGTTTTGGATATGGTGGCCACAGTTGCAGTGATGGTCTCCGTAATAGAGCGTATCTATCAGAAGTCTGTGTCCGCCCCGGTAACCGGGGCTATTCCGAAAAAACTTCTCAAACTGTTTTTGAACGCTTTTTTATCACCGTTCAAATTCTCTTTTTCCGGCTTGTCCTCCTTGTCATTCATGCTCCGGCGTATGGCTTCCTTCTGTGCCAGGGCATCCGCTTTCTGCTTGTCGTAGTCCTTTGGCTTCTCCACTCCGAACGTCTCATAGAGCCAGTCATCATCCATCGGCAGCCCCATTCCCTGCAGTTTCTGTACGATGTCAATCTGTTGCGATGGAATGATTTTGTCTTTCTTGGCATATACGAACTCCCCGCCCTCGACATTATATCCGAGATTCGCGAAGATGGGGCGCATATTGTAGTTGAGGATGTCCAGGAGAAAGTCGCGGTCATCCACATTCATGTCGTCCTCCTCCTTCTTGTGGACCTCTCCAAGAGCCTGTGTGCCGGTTTCTTTCGCATCCGTGGTGAGCGTATTGCCAAGCACACGGATAGATATTTTGCTGTCCCAGTAGTCCGCGAAAGTCTTGTACAGGTCAGACGACCCGGTCTTGTTCCCGGCTTCTATCAGCGTGAGCTCACTGTCTTTTGGATGGATATACACCGCGTTCGTACCCTGCCGTCTTGCCTCTTGAATGAGCCGTTTTCGCGCCGTCTCGTCCCCAGCGTCGTATGTATATTCGCGGATGGGCATTCCGAAAATGTTGCAGAACTGCGCCCAGTCCGCCATGTCCCCGCGTTTGTAAAGCACGGCAGGCATCAGCTCGGCGAAAATGCCCAGTCCACGTTCCGTACCCACGAACAGGCAGTTCTCGAAGTCGTCTATGGGTATTCCGTCCTGGTCGTTCTGGAACTTGAGCAAAGTCTTCCGTACTGGGTCATAATGCTTGCGGTCGATGAGGTCGTACCTTATGTTGTTGTCCTCGTCCAAATAAAACTGTACCAGCGTGAAGCCCCAGAATTCCGACATGATAAGGTCTTTGCGAAGCTGCTTGAACCACGGCGAGCGTAACTGTGCATTGATGGTGTCGTCAGGTTCCCCGTTACGCTGGAACTCGATAGGCAGCCGTGTAACGCCGCGCAGCCTCTTGTCGAGCACTCCTGACAGGTGGAGGTCGAGCGTGGCAGACTCGTACATGTCGAACAGCCGTGTCCGGTTGGAATAGTCAATGCTTTTTGCCAGCGTGACCGAACTCATGTATGCTTTCATGTCGAAGAGGAATATCTCCGGCATCTGCAGCACCACATCCGGCAACCTCTGACCATTAGGAACACGCATTCCTCCCTGAACAATCTGCCGGGAATTTTTACTCTTTTTATTCTTGTCTTTTTTCATAGGAACAATGTTTATCTTAATGTCGGCCTTACATCGTCTGCCTGTATCTGCCACGGTGAATTATCGCTTAAATCCTCTTCCGGCAGCAATGGCGCACCATCTATTGTAATATCCCCCTTCATGACACCCTTGAGCCATTCCACCGCCCGGTCATATCTGTCCTGCCGTATTTTTGCAATCTTGTACGGGTTGTGCTGGCAGAATATGTGGTAGACGGTGATGTCGATGGCGAACATGAGGATGAGCGCATGGCGGTCATCCCCGGTTGCCGAGAAAATCGTGTTGCAGTCATACGTCTTGTTCATGTATGAGCGCATTTCCGCAACGGCCCTATCCTCGCATATCTCAATAATCTGTGGGTCGTATGACGCAGATTCTTTCCGCAGAAGAGAGTCAAGAATCTCCCTGTGTATAGTGGCATCATAGTCCTCTATGTTTATAAAGTTTGTCATGGTTACATCCTGTATATGTTATCTTCGTTAATCTCGTCGTATGATATGGTGAAAGTCGGTTCAAGTTCTGCCGTCTTCTCGTCTATGATGGTGGCACCACCCTCAATACAGTCCGGGCCGTCGGCGTTGTATGGCAGGTGCATCTCGAACAGCTTGAACTGGTTGATGAGTTCCTGCATGTGTGGATTGTCCCGTTCCTCCTCATTGAACACCCACGCGCCATTACGGTCAATCGGTTCCAGATGCGCTTCGATTCGCGTTGCCTTATCAGTCTTTTTGCGCTCGTCCCCCTTGATATAAAGCTCGCGCTTGCGTTTCTTGCATTCGTCCCGGAGCAGCGGTTTGAACACCTGGTTGAAGAACGGGTCCTGAAGCTTGTTGTTCTCCATGTAGAAATAGACATTCGTCTTGCTGCCTACATAATCCATCAGGTCGAAATACCAACTGATAAATACGGCGTTCAACTCACGCGCGAGGAAGCCCTTGATGATGTAATAGACACCTTTGTACTTACCGACCAGCCATAGACCTTTTGTGCTGCTTGCCTTTTTCTTTGAGTCTGAATATGCGGGGTCCCCGTAGGCTATGAGAAACTTGAACTTACGCAGCGGCGGCACTTTGCCGAACGGGAGGTTCTTGAAGATGTTTCCTTCCGAAACCGGATTGTTGAAATACTCCGCCTGTGCGTTCTTTGCGGAAATGTTGGAAAGCACTGTGTCAATCTGCTCTTCCGTGTTCTTCTGCGGCCATGTGCTGCATCCATTTTTGTCCCGTATGTTGACTATATCCCAATGTCTTGCCCTTTCCCCAGCACGTTTGATGCAGCAGTCCTTGGCGATGATATTTCCGCACCACAGCACCAGTGTAGGCTCCGATATGGAGCGGGTAGGGTAGAGTGCGCCTTCGAACCAGTCCCACTTCTTTTTCAGCGTTTCCGGATTGCGGCAGTCCTCGTCGGTGTCATAGTCATCAAGGTAGATGACATCCGGGCGCACTTCTTCGTTTCTCGCTCCACGTGGTGCGGAACCGGCACCCAACGCTACGAACTTCGCGCCGCATCGGGTCGTGAAATCCTTATCTGTCCATGCTCCGAGTGTGACCTGGTTACCGTAGAACTGGCGCAATCTCGGATTGCTCTCGAAGTTCAGCTTATACGGAGTAAGCAGCCGGATGGCAGATGCCTCGGTTGCCGATGCCAGGACTATAAACTTCTTACGCTTGGTAAGGGCAAGGTACATCAGAATGAACATGGCCACGGTGGACTTCGCCAACTCGCGGCTCCATGACAGGACCTCATACCATTCGTCATGCTCTATGACACGGCGTATCGCCTTGATATGGAATGGTGCGAACTCATACTTCGCGTATTTCGGGAAAAAGTATTTTATCCATGCGATAGGGTCTTTCTCCAGTTCCGTACGCTTCTTCTCAATGTCCCGTTTTGACATCCAGTCCTCTACGGGGACATCGGCGGCCAATGCCTTGTGATGCTCGCTCCATCTCTGGAGGGCTTTCTTGTCTTCAAGTGTCATCTCATCTGGTCTTTAATGAACGCGTCAAGCAGGTTGTTGAACTCCTTGGCCTTTTCCAAGTCAAGAGGACGCAGCCAGTTGGTGAAGCGTATGCCCACATCCACGATGTCGGCAATACCGACGTCCGTCTCAATCTTCTTGATGGCGGAAGCCAGTTTCGCGAGCGTGTCCGCCTCCGCGACGGTCGCGAAACGTTTGCCTTCCTCGCGACTGTTGATATTGTTGTTTATCTCTATAATCTGCCGGTTCAGTCCGGAGAGTATCTGTGCCGGCGTGATGGTGATGGACGCTTTCAGTTCATCCCATGCCCCGTCCTTAATCCATCTGGAAACGGTCTGCCGTGTGGTACCCACCTTGTCGGCAATCTCCTCCTGCGTATAGTTGCCGTTGAGGAAAAGCGACTTTGCGATGTCTTTCTTGTCGATGCTCTGTTTGCCCATAATAATTCAATAATCGTGCTGCAAAGTTCCGAATAATCAGGTAGAAAATGAAACAATGATTTTATGATGGCATCCTGCGCGACTATCATTGCAACCCGCTGACGCTACGATAAAAACGTGGTTTTGATATGTCGGGAAAACATGGGAATTTTGCATCAAAAATCGTGCGAAATGACATCAAGTTTTTTCAATGTTATCCCAGGTGACGGGAGTGCCGCGTTGCTTTTGTACGGCGACATAGGTGATGGCTACAAGGTGGAGAGCGGGCGCATAGTCAGCGAGCTCTTAGCCCTGCAGTCGCAATATAAGAAGATAGATGTGCGTATCAACAGCCGTGGCGGTGACGTGTTCAGCGGCATGGCCATATACAACGCGCTCAGACAGTCGAAGAGTGACATTACCATATATATAGATGGTGTGGCAGCCAGTATCGCCGCAATCATCGCCCTGTGTGGTAAACCACTATACATGAGCCCTTACGCCAAGCTGATGCTCCACAGTGTGAGCGGCGGAACCTGGGGTAATGCCTCAGTCTTGCGTCAGACGGCCGACCAAATGGAACAGCTCCAGAAAGACCTTTCCAACATGATAGCTGGACGTTGCGGCATGAAGGCCAAGGAGGTGCAGGCCAAGTACTTTGACGAGAAAGACCACTGGATAGACGCGAAGGAGGCTGTGGACATGAAACTTTGCGATGGTATCTATGACATGGAAACCACAGAGAAGCAGCCCACGACAACGGATGAGATATACAACTATTTTAATAACCGGCTCGTCAGCGGGCCACAAAATCAGAATGAGATGGCTTTAATAGATGACATCAAGGCGATTCCGTCATTCAGTGACAAGGAAGACGCAAGTGCCATTGTGGCACACATCAAGGCACTGGAGAACACGGCTACCAAAGTGAACGCTCTCCAGCAGACCAATGATGCCTACAAGGCACAAATTGAAAACTTGCAGAAAAAAGAGGTGGAGGTCTTTTTGAACAAGGCTGTGTCCGAGGGCAAGATTACAAAAGAGCAGCTCCCGTTGATGGAGAAGCTGATGAACAGCGACCGTAAGGCCGCAGAAGAACTTATCAACAGCATGAAGCCCGCCAGTCCGGCCAGACGTGCTGTGGACTTCATCAACCATGAAGACGGGAAGGGAGGCTTTGAAAACAAGACTTGGGACCAGCTTGACAAGGAAAATCTCCTTGCAGAGCTAAAAGACAAGGACTTCTCCCTTTTCTGTTCCAAGTTTAAGGATAAGTTCGGAATAGACTACAAAGAATAAACAGTAACCATTAAATTTTAGAGTAAAATGGCATTAAACAAGCAAATATGGGTGAACACCATCGTTGAGAACTTTTTCCCGGACAACAGTTTCGTGACAAAGAGTAAGGATGACTCCATTTTCGTGGAAAACAAAACCGTGCATATACCTAATGCGGGAGAACCGTCCGGTGTAGAGATTAACCGCACAGAGAAACCGGCAAAGGTAAAGCAACGTACAGACCATGATTTGGAGTACAGCATGGACGAACTGACCACGAATCCGATTTACATCCCCAACATTGACATGGTGGAATTGTCATACGACAAGCGTACGAGCATTCTCTGGAACGACCGTATGCAACTTCGGAACGCCGCCCATCAGAACCTTCTCTACCGTTGGGTCAATGAAGACCTTATCGTCGAGACATCCGGAGAGAACCGTGCGGCGCACACATCTGACAAGGCCACCGGAAACCGTAAGAAGATGACAAAGGCCGCCGTCCTTTCCCTGATGACGAGGTTTGATACGGACGATGTGCCGTCAGAAGACCGTTACATTCTTTTGGATGCCTGTATGCATGCAGACCTTCTGGCAGATTTGACAGAGAAGGAACTGAGTTCATTTCTGGCATCGGCCGATGCGCAGAAGGGTATTGTCGGCAATCTGTATGGCTTTAACATCATGAAGCGCTCACGGGTGCTCCGCATGACCGCTGCCAAGAAACTGCTGAAATGGAATGAGGCAGGCGTGGCCGGCGAACTGGCCGCAGGCTTGGCATGGCAATCCCAATGCGTGAGCCGTGCCATGGGAGAAGTCAAGATGTTTGGCGGCAAGGACGATCCAGTCTACTACGGCGACATCTATTCGTTCCTGATGCGCGTTGGTGGTACTCGTCGCCGTTACGACAAGAAAGGTGTTGCCACTATCGTAGAGGCGGCAGTTACGGCTTAATCATTAAAACAAGACCTTTATGCAATTACCAAGAGTAAAAATCCAGTTTCTAAACGGCCAATTGGGAACCGTCGGTGAAAGCCCCGACGGCCTCATGGCCCTTATCTGTGGCGCGTCTGCAGTAACCGGAAAACTTGAGCTGAACAAGGTGTACCCAGTTACAAGCATGGATGATCTGGCGGCACTCGGTGTGACTGAGGCAAACAACGCTACGCTTTACAAGCAGGTTAAGGAGTTTTATGACGAAGCTGAAAGCGGCACGAAACTCATAATCTATCCTGTTTCCGCAAATGCGAAAGCCACCTTTCTTTGTGATTATACAAACGTGGCGGAAGGATTTGCCCGTGACCTGATTATGCGCCAGAACGGTGCGCTTCGCGGTATAGGTGTGGCAGGCATTAACACTGGCGGTACATCTGTCAGCAATGATGGACTTGACCCCGATGTGTTTACGGCTCTCCCCAAAGCCCAGCAACTTGCCGAATGGGCGACATCAGAGTTGTATGCCCCGCTATTCTTTGTATTGGAAGGACACAACTATGATGCTTCCAAAGAACTGAAGGACCTGACAGGAGAGAAGTACAATCGTGTGGCAGTTGTCATAAGCGACACTGTCAGTGACAGTAAAGGCGCCTGTGTGGGAACTCTTCTCGGTCGTATTGCGTCCATACCTGTACAACGTAACATCGGTCGTGTGAAAGACGGCTGCCTGTTCCCATTGGAAATGTACGTGGGGACGAAAAAGATTGAGGAAAGTGGCAGCACTATCAGTGCAATCTTCGAGAAAGGGTATATCGTACCGAGAAAGCATGTCGGCCGTAGCGGCTACTATTTTTCTGATGACCAAATGGCGTGTGACCCTACGGACGATTACGCCCACATAGCGAACCGCCGTGTCATAGACAAAGCCTACCGCATTGCATACGATACCATGCTTGAGGAACTCCTTGACGAACTTGAACTGAATGAGGATGGAACTATGCAACATGCAGTCGTCAAGAGCTGGCAGCAGACGCTGGAGAACGCCATCAACCGCAAGATGACTGCCAACGGTGAACTGAGTGCCACAGACGGCGAAGGCTGTAAGGTATATATCAACGAGAAGCAGAACGTGGTGTCTACTTCCAGGATAGAACTGAATTTGAAAGTGCGTCCTCATGGCTATGCGCGGTATATTGACGTGAATTTGGGCTTCTTAGTGACAAAAGTATAAAAAATCAGATATGGTCAATACAAGAGAATATGAATGGGCTGATGTGTCGGTTGTCATGGCCGGCCGCATGGTTACCGGGCTCCGTGGTGTGAAATACAGTGCGAAGCAGGAAAAAGAAGCTCTGCATGCCAAAGGCAACAAGCCCCACAGCATCCAGCGTGGTAACAAGACGTATGACGGCGAGATAACGCTTCTCCAAAGCGAATATGAGGCGTTAAAGCAAGCCTGTGGGGGTGACATTCTGGATTCGAGTATGGACATCGTCGCAGCTTATGGCAATCCCAGTGCCGGTGATGTCGTTACGACAGACATTCTGGTCGGTGTCGAGTTTACGGAAGACAATACCGAGTGGAAACAAGGTGACAAGTACCAGGAGAAGACACTGCCGTTCCTGTTTATCGACAAGAAGAGCGTGTAGAGGCATATATGTGATTTGAACAATGTTCAACAACCATTCAAACAGTAAAAAATGAAGTACACAAAAGAACAGGTTGCCGAGTGGAAAAGGAAGCATGGCGATATTTTTGAACTCAGCGTGGAAGACAAAAGCTGCATACTTCGCAGACCGAACCGTAAGGATTTGAGCTATGTCAGCGTAGTGAAGGACCCGATAAAGATGAGCGAGACCCTGTTGAAACAGCTTTGGCTGGCTGGGGATACGGAGATACAGGAGGAAGACGACCTCTTCCTTGCGATTATTCCCAAAATGGAAGAAGTCATCAAGGTTAAGGAGTCAGTAATAAAAAAGCTTTAGCGGATGCCGATGTCCCCGATTCCGAAGAGTGTGACGTGTTATTCCTCAACACACTTTTAAGATATTATATGCACATTGACCCTGACACTTTGAGTGATGAAGAATGGGCATGGACAATCCGGTATCTGATTGACATCCGCAAAATGGAGGCGAAGGCGAATAATGGACAGCGTACTTAAGTTCCTAATCAAGTTACAGGCAGACGAGGGAAATGTGCTGAGCGTTGCCCGGCAGACCTCGAAGCAGCTTGACGAAATATCTCGTAAGGCGACTTCGACAGGGGCTCGTTTACGGGAAGCCTTCTCCTTCTCCAAATTCAAGGACTCGCTGATGTCCTTACCAGGAATGCAGTTCCTTGCAAACCCATACGTTCTCATCAGTGCCGGTATCGGGGCGGTCACATCCCTTGGCGCACAGGCGGAACAGACCTCCGTCGCGTTCACGACCCTTGTCGGCAGTGAGGAAAAGGCGGCCGGCATATTGAAACAAATCAATGAGTTTGCCGCTAAGACACCATACAGTAACCTGGATTTGGTGGATAACGCCAAGACCATGCTGAACTTTGGTGTGGAAACGGACAAGGTAAATGGTTACCTCCGTCAATTGGGTGACATCGCAGGCGGAGACAAAAACAAACTCGGTAGCCTTTCCCTTGTACTCGGTCAGGTGGCCAGTGCCGGCAAGATGAGCGGCCAGGACCTGCTCCAGTTTATCAATGCAGGATTCAACCCGTTGAAAGAACTGCAGAAGATGACCGGCAAGACCTATGCCGAACTTCAGGACATGATGAGCAAGGGGCAGATAGGCATGGACGCGGTGGCGGCAGCCATCAACCATGCCACCAGTGCCGGCGGGGCCTTTGCCGGGATGAGTGACAAGCTGAGCCAGACCGTAAGCGGAAAGTTCTCGACACTTGTCGGCAATGTCCAACAGGCGGCCGTAGATATGTTTGAGCAAATCAAACCTATAGTCAATGACATCATGGACCTGTTTCTTGCCATTGTCCCTCCGATAGCATCCGCCCTTAAAGGGATATTCGCTGTCGTAGCTGGTGTCATCGGATTCATTGTAAAATGGAGGGAAGAACTTGGTCTTCTTGCTGTAGTCGTGGGTGTGGGAACCATAGCCTTCAACCTTCATGCTATTGCCATTGCCGGAATGGTGGGAGTAATCAAAGTCGTTACGGCGGTGACAAAGGCATGGGAAGCTGTCCAGTGGCTTCTGAACGTAGCTCTGACGGCCAACCCGATAGGACTGATTATTACGGCTATTGCCGCCCTTGTCGCGGCCGTTGTCTATTGCTGGAACAAGTTTGCCGGTTTCCGTGCTTTCATTCTGACGATGTGGGATACCCTGAAGGGCTTTGGCAACATCATCAAAGAGTACGTCATAGACAGGATAAAGACCCTGATGAGCGGCATCGGCAAGATTGGCGAAGCCCTGGCAAAGCTCTTTGGCGGAGACTTCAAAGGCGCATGGAACAGTGCCGTACAAGGGGTAAAAGACATAACAGGTGTCACCAGTGCGGAAAAGGCGTTCAAACAGACCAGGAAACTGGCTGAAGGTGTAAAGACCGAATATGACAAGAACTATTCCGTTGAGAGTGCCAAAGATAAGAAATCTCCAGCAAAAGCCACGTCGATAAGTACACCGGGCACGAAAGGGAGCACAGCAGGAGAGGTAGTTTTTAATACCGCTACTACCGGAGGAAAGGGCAGTAAAGGCGGCAAGAAAGGCAGTGGGAATAAAACCGCCGAGGCTTTGGCCACAGGCGGAACGAGAAGTACCAGCATAACCATGAACATAAGCAAGTTCTTTGATAACATATACGTGACGATGGCTGACAAGACTGACACGGCGGAACTTGAACGCATCGTGCTTCAATGTATGAACAGGGCTCTTGCCATAGCAACCAGTACCGAATGATGAAAACGACAAGATTCATACTCCAGAACATAGCTCTCCGGGCAATGGGACTGACGAAAGTTCCCCCTTACTGGCTGTTCCGTGAAAACAACTTTTACGGAGTCAATACAGGCTATCTTGGCGGCAAGACCATCCCGGACGGTTCAGACTTCAATGTGGAGGATATGAGCGATGAGGAACTTGAGGAAGTGGTCCGTACCAACGCGATTGGTGTCCCCATGACCATGCCCTTACGGTTCCAATTAGAGGAATCCGGCGCAAAGGAGTGGCTGTTTCCTCTGGAGCCGATGATAAGCCTTAACGGCCAGAATATCATCGTCCGCCGTCATGTGAGCAAGGGTAGTATAAAAGGAAGCATCAAGGAACGCTGGACGCAGGACGACTATACGGTAAGGATTGAAGGCATTCTTATGTCCCGTGAGGGCAAATATCCGGAGGAGGACGTGGCGACCTTAAAAAACTTCTGCGAGGCGGGACACGTGAAGGCCCTGTGTCCTCTATTGGAGATTTTCGGCATAAGCCAACTTGCCATAGAGAGTTGGGACATTCCTTTCACGACAGGACTGACCAATCAGAACTATACCATTACGGCCTACAGTGACGACATATACAAGCTGTTGCTCAGCCGTGACGACTTAAATGCGTGAGACCATGTACACGATGATATACGACATAGAGATAGGCAACTATAAACTGGGTATGCTTGACAAAGTGGAGGTACACAAGAGCGTCGAGCAACTTTCAGATACCGCTATCATAACACTTCCGGCGGCGCAATACAACAACGCGCTTGAGGTGGAAAACAAACTGAAGCGCGGTGATGCCGTGAGCATCATGTTCGGATATAAGGAAAGCGGTATGGAGGGCGAATTCAGCGGTTGGCTGCAGCGTATCAGCACGGACGGAGGAAATATCAAACTGCACTGTGAGGACGACATGTTCCTGTTCCGAAAAGAGATACCCAATGAAGTGTTGAAAAAGGTCACGCTGGAAACCCTCCTTAACAAGGTGGTCACAGGGTGTGGGCTTGATTTGAAGGTGGATTGTTCCTATTCCTGGACATACGACAAGTTTGTCATCAACAACGCCACCGGCTACGACGTATTGAAAAAGATACAAGAAGAATGCGGTGCGGACACATATCTGTGTGGCGACACGCTGCATGTGCATCCTCCCGGCGAGATGATGGACGAGGAGCGGTTCTACGACCTTGCTGTCAATGTTGAGGAGGAAAGCCTTACTTACAGGAGAGCGGCAGACAAGAAAATAAAGGTGGTTGTCAAAGCCCTGCTCCCGGACGGGACGGTCAGGGAAGTGGAGACCGGCAGTACCGGCGGTGAGAAGATAGAGATAAAAAGCCCGACTTCCGACGAGGCGAGCATGAAGGCCAGGGGAGAACTGGAAGTGAAACGGCGCACCTTTGACGGCTACGAGGGCAGCATTACGGGCTGGCTGATACCGATGTGCCGTCCTGCGGACAGTGTAACGCTAAGGGACAAGGATTATCCGTATAAGGATGGAACGTATTTCGTGACGAGCGTGACCACAGAGTTCTCCAAAGAGGGAGGCAAACGAAAAATTGATTTAGGATTCAGATTAAGTTAAGGCATGAACGAGCATAGCAAATTAAGGGAGTACCTGAAACAGGCCGTCGGCGGGGAGAAAATCTCCATTTACCAGGGTGTCGTAAAATCTGTAACCGGGCAGCTTTGTGAGGTGGAGATAGGCAATATCATCATTCCCGATGTACGTTTGAAGGCATCGGAACTGGATGATGACGGCTGGATGCTTGTAACTCCGAAAGTGGGTACTGCAGTAACGGTCGGCAGCTTGAGCGGTGACCTCTCCCAGCTTGTGGTCCTGCAGGTGGACCATATAGAAACAATCGTCATCAATGGTGGCAAACTGGGCGGTCTGATAAATATAGAGCAGCTGACGGATAAGATAAACGAACTTGTGGACACATTCAACAAGCACACGCATAATGTTACGGTGTCCCATCCCGGTGGAACTTTTACGACCGTAAAGCCAGGAGCGGCAGCCCCCTCATTCAATAAAAGTGATTACGAGGATGAAACCATCAAGCACTGAGGAGTATGAAAGGAATGCAACTGACATGGGGAGCAGCTGACGGGCAATACCTTGAGCCGGTGGTCAGGAACGGGACACTGGCCGTAGATGATATTTTGCGGCAGAACCAGGCCCTTATCCTTACCCTGCATAAAGGGGAACTGAAAGAACGTCCGGCGGTGGGTGTAGGCATCAGTGACATGTTGCTGGATAATGACCCGATATACTGGCGGACGGCAATAAAAGAGCAACTGGAAATGGACGGGCAGCGTGTCGGAAGCGTTAAAATTACCCATACGGGCATACAGATAGAAGCAACTTATTAAAAATAAAAAAATATGATTGGAAATTTCTTTGAAAGACTTGGCGAGGTTCTTTCCACGGTGTGGGGATGGATACTCTGCCTTATTATGGTCGTGGTGGACTATGTGACCGGCTACGGCATGATGGTGAACATTGCTGTGATGGCGGTAGTGATGGACGGGGCTTGGGGCATAGCCTCCAGTCTGAAGCAGGGCAACTTCGCATTGAGTGAACTGGCGCGTGACACACTGGCGAAACTGGCGGTGTATGGCTGTGCCGTATTGAGTTTCATAGGCATTGATCGGCTACTGGGTGTGGGAGGAGGACTTACAACGGGTGTCATCTGCGCCTGTATCGTGTTGGTGGAACTGTGGAGTGCCAGTGCGAGTATGCTGATATGCTTTCCCCGGATGCCGTTCCTTCAGCTTCTGAAGAAGGCACTTGTGGGTGAGATTGCGAGAAAACTGAATATAGAACCGGGTGAAGTAGAGAATACCCTTCAAATGATGTGTGACGATGGGAAGAAACATTAAATATATTGCTGTCCACTGCACGGCAGGAAATCCAAAGCAGACGGTGAGAGACCTTGAAGCAATCTTCAGGAAGAACGGATGGAAGAATCCCGGCTACCACTATGTGGTGACCGTTGACGGTAAGATACACCAGATGCTTGACGAGGGCAAGGTCAGCAACGGTGTCCGTGGCTATAACAGCGTATGTATAAACATAGCCTATACCGGCGGATTAAACAACCTGGACACACGGAGCGATGAGCAGAAAAGGTCGTTGGTGTCGCTGCTGAAGTTATTACGGAAAAAATATCCCAATGCAGTCATACAGGGGCATCGTGACTTCAGTCCGGACTTGAACAAGAACGGAAAGATAGAGAAGTGCGAGTGGATTAAGGCCTGTCCTTGCTTTGATGCCAAAACTGAATATAAGGAGATTTGACCATGAAGAGGATTGTTAAAATCATGTGTGTTCTGCTGATGTCCGGATTCGTTCTTTCCCTGCCTGGCTGTAAGACAAAGGAGAAAGTGAGTGAAATCCATAAGGAGAATGCCCGGACGAGCATGACCGAAACGAAGACAGAAATGTGCCTTGGCGAGCGTCTTGAGTGTGACAGTTCTGCTGAACAGACTTTGCAGACGTCTGAAAAGGACAGCCTTGTAGAGAAGTTCTGGGAACGCATAGTCACGGATTCCTGCGGCCGTATCCTGTTTAAGGACAGTGAATACACAAAAGAGCGTTATCTGGGAAAGGGTACCAGCAAGGCAAACAGAAACGGAAGTAACCGGCAGACAGCAACGGAACAAGTAAAGAAACAGTCTCAGGCGGAAACAGACACTTCAAGCACGACAATTCGGGAAAGCACTCAGAAAACAGTCAAAAACACATACCGGTGGCTATGGTTTCCAGGGTTGCTCATACTCCTTTTTGCCTGTGGATTCATCATCTCAAAAGTGACACGATGAAACAGATTATCAAAGACGGACAGACTTTGGCCGATGTGGCCGTGCAGGAATTCGGTTCCTGGGAAGCCATGATAGCCATTGCGCATAAAAACGGTATCAGCATGACGGAAGTACCCCAAGCCGGCACGGAACTCATGATGCCTGACGTTGTGTGGAACAGGACGATGCAGAATTACTGTAGGGACAATGACGTGTCACCGGCAACCGCCCGTGACCAAAGCGGCTTCCGTCTGAGGATATTCGGTGAAGAGTTTAAGGAAACATTCAAATAAAAGCGTATGGCAAGGAGTGTAGCGGAAATAAAGAAAACCATGACGGATGCTTTCATGGCGGACGAAACCATCAGGGAGAAGTACGGGCTGAGCGAGCGTGACACATTCGGTGGAAGTTTCTCCAGTGTGAGCCTTGAGAATATCCTGTTCTTCATACTGGCCGCTTGTTACCATGTACTGGAGATGATATTCGACCAACATAAAATTGACATCGAGAACAAAATTGCTACTGCGGTGGTAGCCAGTGTACCGTGGTACTACAAGATGGCGTTGGCATTCCAATATGGTGACGGATTGGTCTTTAATGAGACCACGCAGAAATACGAGTATGCTAAGATGGACGAAAGCAAGCAGGTGGTCAAGTATGCGGCTGTACGTGACAAGGGCACAAGTGTCCAGATTCTTGTAAGCGGTGATAAGAATGGTACTCCTGTGGCTCTTTCAAATGATGTTCTAACGGTGTTCAAACAGTATATGAACAGGGTCAAGGTGGCAGGTGTGATTCTTAATGTCATCAGTAAAGATAGTGACAGACTTTCCATATCGGCAACTGTTGCGATAGACCCTCTTGTATTGAATGAAAGCGGCATGCGGTTGTCTGATGGAAGCAGACCTGTGGAGGATGCCATCAAGGGGCATTTGAAAAATATCACCTATGGTGGCACTTTTAACAAGACAAAACTTGTAGATACCATTCAATCTGTAGAAGGTGTCATTGATGTGGAGTTGCATGAGGTATGCTATACTGATGGGGTGAACGGAGGATGGACTGCGTTGTCAGGGAATAACTATATAGGTTCCAGTGGCAGCTATGTGGTTTATGGACTTGAAAATTCATTGAGCTATGTGGTACAAGATTGATTTTACTAAGTTGGTCGTGCAGTTGCTTCCTCCGATATTGCGCAGCGGATTCATGATAAACCTTTTGCGCATAATGATAATTCCACTGCGTTACGTGTACGGGAAATTCGACTCACTTCATACGAATGTATCCGTGAAACTGAATACAACATGCAACGTGATGTATTTGGAAAAGGCTCTTAATGATGCTTTTTTCTTGAAAGGCAGTCAGATATTCATATCGACTCCAGAAGAGGTCAAGGACGGAAATTTTTTCCATCTTCGGAATGAAGTACAGCTTTCAAAGCCATTGTATCTGTTATCAGAACAGCGTCCCTGTTACCTGAATATCAATGGGGAGAAAACCGCTATTGTACACATGATAGTTCATGTCCCGACATTCCTGTGTACTTCCACGGACAAGGATGAAGATAAATACGGAGGCCGTAATTATAATGAAATAAAGAACATATTAAACATATACAAACCAGCTGGGCGTACGTTCGGCATAGAATTATACGATTATGAATAAACTTGTTTTCAGTTCCGGCGGTCAGCCCGTTTACCTTGAAGATTTGAAACTGCTCCAGGACAACATGATGGAATTGGTACGTTCCCTATTTTTGTTAAGTCACGGTTCGGATGCCATTGCTTCGGATGATGAAGACTATGCAAACAGTGTGGGGCTTCCGGTATATGCGACGGCACGTCATATAAATGGGTGTGGTGATGCAAATCTGGAGACAATGCAGGCTCACAAATTGATAACAGCGGAAGGCGTCTATGATGTACCCGAATTTACATTACATGAAGGAGACGCTTATTTGGCCGGATATGACGGCTTTAGTATAGGAGCCGCTCCGTTATATTACCTTCTTGAGGAAAAAACCGTGGAAAGTCGCGAATTTGAAGACGGACAGATACGACCGGTCGTGAAGAGTTGCACGGCAAAGATTGTCATAGGTGCTCCCGGAACCGGTACTTACTACAAGGTGTCAGATGTACCCTCTTTTGATTTCCAGTTAGAAACCTTGCTGGGCATCAAACGTAGAGTGAACAAATCATATTATGCGTTAGAAATCGGATAAGAATATGAAATCCATTTACGAACTTCAACAAATAGCCAACCGCCTACGTGCAGTGACAGAGGCGGACAGCATCAGTCCGGAGGATACTTTCGGGCTGCAGAGTGATGTGTTGGCCTACATAGCCGATATGGAACAGAGTGCCGATGGTCTGGGCATACGCAAGGTGTACAAGACAAAGGCCGCCATGGAGGCGGACACGGATCCCGTGGGCACGAACGGCAAGGCTTTACGTTACGGGCAGCTTGTGAGTGTGTACGACACAGACAATGCGACATCCCCGGAAAACGGCAATATCTACGCCTGGCAGAAGCCCGGATGGCGTCTGATGGGCAATATGGGCAGTATCTACGAATTGAAAGAAAAGATAGAGGAGGAGAGTGAGGCACGGAAGAACGCAGACGACACGTTGTCCAATAAGATAGGTGATTTGACAAAACATGTCAATGATACGACAGGAACCCTCCAGGGGAACATAGACATTGAGGAGACCAGCCGTAACAATGCCGACAAGATACTGGAGAAGAATATAGAAAAAGAACGTGCGGAGCGTGTGTCAGCCTGTGAGGAACTTCAGGATAGCATTTCAGAAGAAGCCAAGAGCCGTGAATCTGCTGACACGGCACTCGGAAAACGCATAGACGAGGAGAATGCCGACCGTGAGATGATGTATGGCGTGGTGAACACTAAATGCAACCTTGCCTTGAGTGGAGCCATAGCCCGCTTCGACGGGATTGTGGATGACGCGGAAATGAAGCTGCAGAGCATAGCAGGAACAGACGGCCGGGTGTTGTATGTACGTTCCAAGAAAGTTTTTGGCTACAGTGGTGGAGGGATGGTAGCCGGGCTAATTTCCGGTGGAACAATACCAAGCCTGTATAATAATTGGTCTACTGCAGACCTGTATATGTCAAAGGAAAGGACAGAACTCCTGAAAGACAAACTGTATCTTCTTGGCGGTACAGCGTATATATGGGACGAAGACAAGGAAGAACTTGCAGAGTTCAGTGGCGGAGGTTCCGGCAGCGGATTCTACAATGTCACCGGCGAGCAGCCACCCGCGATCGGTTACTACACCAAGGAAACGGCCATTGCGGCACTTGCCGATGCGGACATCAAGGATGCGGACAAACCCGGCATGATTCTCACATTCGAGAAGTCCGCAGGTGAATGGGAGGACTACCGCTTCATATCCAACGACATCAATAATTTCCTCATACCTGCAAGCTGGGAAGAATACGGAGGCGGCAAAATCAAGTCAGTCACGCTTAATGGAAAGACGATAAATCCGGATTCCGACGGTAATGTGGCACTTGTGATAGACCAGATACAGGTTGATGAGAGCCTTGACGCAGAAAGTACCAATCCCGTACAGAACGCGGCCGTGGCACAAAAGATGAATGAAATCAGTGATGCGGCGGTGGGTGGCGTCGAGGTGATACCTGACGGAGACAAGAACACGCTGAACATCCTGAACAAGCAGGGCGGGATAATCGCGTCCGCCGAATTTACAGGCGGAGGCGGCGGAGGTTCCACGGCGAGCCGCATCATCCTTACGGCAGCCCTTGACAAGGCGCAGGTCAAGGAGGGCGGCACGGCAGAACTCACCTATTCATACAGCCACGTGAACTCGGAAGGTGATGCCACGGGTATCAAAGCTGACATAACCATTACCGTAAGCCGTGGTACGACCACCACGTACCAGCAGACACTGAAAGGCATTAGTGCAGGGACCTACACGCTCGACATAAGCGACTACCTGCTTGTCGGTACGACCGATGTGTACGTGAGGGCGGAAGCCACCACGGAGGACGGCACAAAGCAGACGAAACAGGCATATACGAGCATAAACGTAATAACGCTCTCTCTTACGAGTGCCTACAACCTTGCCTCCACCATCGCTGACGGCGGCTACAAGGACACCGACACGATAGAGATACCGTTCACTATTACGGGCAGTGGAACGAAAGACGTGTCCATGTATTTGGACGGGGCAGACATCCCGGTGTCACAGACCATAAACAAGAGTGGCACGGTGAACGGCTCATTCTCCATTTCCGGCTCTTCACTGAGTGCAGGACGGCATACCGTACAACTGGTTGCGGAACGTAACGGATTGAAGAGTGACAGTATCTATATAGACATACTGAAGGCGGGCCTGAATGTTCCTTTCGTGGGCATAAAGTATACCGACACATCGGGTACGATACAGACGGCAAACCACCTTATGCCGACAATCCATGCAGCACAGTACGAGCAGATGAGCTTCAACTTCATCGCATACGACCCGGACGGGACGCCGGCACAGGTAGAAGTGTATCTTAACGGCAAACAGGCAAGCACCATCAATGCCCCACGCTCCATGCAGACATATACCAACCGGTTCGCTTCACAGGGGACAAACACCCTTATGCTGAAGGTCGGGAAGACAGAATACACGGTAAGCATTGATGTGTCGGAGAGCAGCCTTGACATATCGGAGGCCACATACGGCCTGCTTGCCAAGTTTGACGCTGCGGGGCGGAGTAACACCGAGGGCGACCCTGCCAAATGGGAATCTAACGGCATAAAGACGACTTTCGAGGGCTTTGACTGGAGCAGCAACGGATGGACGGGGGAGAGCCTGAGGCTTACCAACGGCGCAAAGGCCACCATCGGCTACAAGCCGTTTGCCACGGATGTGAAATCCACGGGCCTGACCATAGAGATGACAATCAAGGTCAGCAACGTGATGAACCGTGCGGCAAGCGTGGTGAGCTGCATCAATAACGGCAAGGGATTGTTAATCACGGCCGAGAACGCGAGTTTCAAGACGGGACAGACGGTGGATTATACCAATGAGGATGACGAACTTGTTACCCGTGAAATCAAACTGGGTACGAACTACGTCTCCGACAAGTGGATAAAGATAGCCCTTGTCATATCCACACGTGACGAAAACCGTCTGATGCACATCTATGTGGACGGCAACCGGACAGGGGCCGACATCTACGACTCCTCGTTCAACTTCGCCCAGGACGTGCCGCAGGACATTGTCATCGACAGTTCGGAAGCGGACGTCGAGGTGCGCAACATACGCATATACAGCCGTGCCATATCCGATGACGAGGAACTTGAAAACCGCATTGTGGATGCGGATACCTCCGGCGGTATGATTGAACTGTACGAAGAGAACGACATTTTGGGGGATACCGGAGGCGTGGACATCGACAAGATACGTGCCAAAGGCAAGGGTGTGCTGCGCATCGTGCGGCCCAACAAACTGGATGACGTGTATGCCGAGAACAACAAGAAGACGGACTTCAAGGCCGACATATACTTCTATTCCCCGTTCGGCAAGGAGTATGACTTCGTGCTGACGGACTGCAACATCCGCATCCAGGGCACCTCGTCGACCAAGTATCCGTCCAAGAACATCCGCATATACTTCAACAAGGGCGGCGAGAACCTTACGCTCAGCGTGAACGGGGTGGCAGACCCGCTGGGCAAGAACAAATACCGCATGCGTCCGGGGGCCGTCCCGATGAACCTGTTTACGATGAAGTCGGATTACTCGGACTCGTCCATGAGCATGAACACGGGCGGTGCAAAGCTCTTTAACGACATACTGAAAGAACTCGGACTGCTTACTCCTCCACAAAGGGAGCAGTTCCAATTGACCGGGAATCTCAATGCCGTAAGTGTCCGTTCCTCGATAGACGGTTTCCCGATAGACATATTCTGTGCGGAGACCGTTGACGGGGAAAGCGAGTATTACGGACAGTATAACTTCAACAACGAGAAGTCGAAAAGTGAAGACCTGTTCGGCATGACCGGTGTCGAGGGCTTCACACCGGCAATGCCCATGACGTTCGAGATGCTGAACAACGGCGCGAAAATGTGCCTGTTCCAGTCTGCGAGCGATGCGGAGATACCCGGCATATTCGACGAGGGGATGGAAACGAACTACCCTGATGATGTCAAATGGGCAGGACTGACGGAAGCCCAGCAGAATGCCGTGACACGCCTGTTCGCATGGATAAGAGCCTGCGTACCTGCGGGTGCAAGTTCAAACGACATATCCTCTTTTGTGAGCCAAAAGTTTAAGGACGAAATAGACCAGTACTTCGACAAGGACTTCATCCTGACCTACTACCTGTGGACGGACTATTACCTTGCCGTGGACCAAAGGGCCAAGAACATGATGCTGCGAACGTGGGACGGCCTGAAATGGTATATCACCTACTATGACGGCGACACGCAGATGGGCAAGCGCAACGACTGCTTCCTTGTGTACACCTACACCACGGACCGTGACACCTACGACGCCGAGGCGAGCAAGTACGCCTTTGAAGGCCGCGAGAGCTGGCTGTGGAATCTTGTGCTGGCCAACCTCGGCGACGACCTCAGACGCTGTGCGGCGAATCTCCGCGCCGTGATGACCAACGAGCGTGTCCTGGAGATGTTCAACACGGAACAGGCGGGCAACTGGAGCGACCGTGCTTTTAACAAGTCAGGCGAGATAAAGTACATCCGTCCTGCCGTGCAGCAAATGTACGGCAAGGTATGGCCCTATATTTACGCCCTGCAAGGCTCTAACGCCGCGCACCGCGAGTACTTCATCAGAAACCGTTTCGCGTTGCTTGACGCCAAGTACGGCACGAGCAACTTTACGAGTGATAACGTGGATTTGTACATGTCCCGCTCTGCGTCCGATGCCGCAGACGTGGTGAAGATTACGGCCAACGAAGTGTACGCCTTCGGCTATGGCACGAACAACTCGCCCAACATAGCCAATACCGGAATCGTACAGGAGGACGAGACCGCCTCTCTGGACGTGTCCGGAGCATACACGGTGAATGACCCCTTGCGCCTGTATGGCGCGAGCCGCATGAAAGTGCTTGACATGACCGGGGCGGCCGACCATCTGAAAAACGGCTTTGACCTTGGAAAGTGTGGTGTGTTGCGTGAGCTGAATATGGAATCAAAGGGTAAAGGCTCCACCGGATGGTGGCTTGTGCTGAACGCCTGCAAGTCACTGCAGAAAATCAATCTGCGCAACCAGGCACAGGCAAAGACCGGCAGCAGCACATCCAAGGAACTTGATTTCAGCAACCAGACAAAACTGGAGTACCTGGATGCGAGAGGTGTGCAGGTGGAGAGCGTGAACTTTGCGCATGGCGCGCCATTGGCAGAGGCTTATTTGCCGGACACCCTTACGACATTGAAACTGGAATATCTCTCGGTGCTAAATTCGGAAGGTCTGTCCATCGGGAACTACACGAATATATCGACGTTCGTGTTTTCCGGCTGCCCCGGCCTCGACTGGCAGACCCTTATTTCGAAGTGTGCCAACGTGCAGCATGTACGTGTTACCGGCATAGACATGGAAGGCGACGGGACGTTGCTTGAACAGTACATGGAGACCGGCGGTGTCGATGCCGGCGGCAACTATACCGATACCTGCGCTTTTGTCGGTACATACCGACTGACCCGTTATATGGACGAGGATACATACGCCGCATACAGGAAGCATTATCCGGAACTGAACATCATCCAGCCGGAGTATACGATGATAGAGTTTGATGACAATGCGGCAGATGATGCTAACGTGAGCAACCTTGACAACCTGACCGGCTATAAATACGGCAATGCATACGTTCCCAACGGCCATATATCCGCCATCCTCAAACAACGTCACCGCTCGTTGGCCAAGGTTACGAAAAAGGCGACGACCCGCAATGTAAATATGGCCAATGTTGACACGGTTGTCAACAACCAGGATGGCGAGATGACATACTACCCCCTGGATGATACGGCCGGTGACAGATATGCGGACGGCAGTGCGGCCAAATTGGACGGCACGGAAGGCGACTGGATGATGTTTGAGCCTTTCTTTTGGAGTAAGGGTATCAATGACTACCTGAAAGAAAAGCATTATTCCTGTTACTGCAGCAATGACCGTGACCATGAGCCGGTAAGGCCGTCGGTGGATATTGTTACACTTGATGACATCAAGTCTGTGTCCGGCGGATATATGTCCGGGCGGAAGATAATGACCGGGAAGGAAACCTTGTCCGTCTCTTACAGTACGGATTCAAGCTATTCCGTATGCCGTGTGGATGTATCCGGCCACCGCCGTGTCCGTTTTCCTTCTGTACCCGGAACCAATATGATAGGAGCCATATTCACGGATACCTCCGGCTGTATCCTTCAGTCCGTTGTGGTCGAACCATTGAACTGCCGTTTTGAGGCCGGGATGTATCTGATAGCCGATATTCCGACCGGTGCGTCAGAACTTCATTTCACCATATTGAATACGGCTGAATTCGACAAGGTGGTGCTGAGTAATAGCGACAAGATAGAGGATATGGAACCGGACTGGGTGGCTAATGACGAACACCTGTGCGCCGTGGTCGGCAGCAGTATAGTCGGCAGCAAATTACGGTCTTGCATAACAGGCGGCACGACTGCGTCCAACATGGGCTGGAGTGATTTTCACTATTACTCGGTACAGCGTGGTATGCAGCAGATAGACGCTTTGATGCACTCACGTATAGCCAACCTTTCTTATGCCAAGTATGGCCGTCGTGACATGCAGGAGCAATGCGGCGCAGGCTCGCATACGAATAACCGGACAACTGGTGGCACGGCAAGCCGTGGCATGATCGATACTATCGGTTATGAAGAAGCCCGTTCCATCAAGGAAAATATCACGAACTCGATGGTTGACGGACAGGTGCATCAGTATGCCTGGTACAAGTCAAAGGATGAGTATGGACAGGAAACCGTGGTTCAGGTAAACAATATCTGCTGTCTTGGCTACGAGGATATTTACGGTCATAAATATGACATGATGGACGGTGTGGATGTTCCTAATACGAGTGGCAACGCTGGCAAATGGCGCATCTGGATGCCGGATGGCAGCATAAGGTGGGTAAAAGGCAAGACGACAAATGACCAATGGATAACAGCTGTGGCACATGGCAAGCACATGGATGTAATTCCTGTAGGTAGCATGAATGGTTCGTCAAGTACATACTATTGTGACAAGTATTGGTATAGTGGCTCCGCAGGCCGTGTGGTCCATCGCGGGTGCAACTTTGCGCATGCGCTTGGCGGTGTGTCGGATGCGAATGCGAATTACGATGCTTCGCATGCGAGTTCGCATGTCGGCTCGCGTCTGGCCTTCCGCGGCAAAATCGTCCGGGCGGAAAGCGTGGAGGCGTATAAAGCGTTGGTCGAGGTCGCGTAAGCGCAAAGCGTCAAAGCGGGAGCGAAGCGACAAAACGAAAACATTATTGTGCCGCTTCTCCTCCCGGTTCAAAAACCGGCGTAAGCCGGTCGAAAATAATTTTATAAAATAAATGTATATGAAAAAGAGAGTATTTGATTTTCTGAAATGCAGTAACCGTTGGAAACATCTTGCCGGCGGTTACTTTTCTGCGGCTTTGTTGTCGTTAGTATGACAGTCGGCAAAGATTTAGCGTAAAAGTAAGTACCTTTGTAGCCCAAAAAGGTGGAGTTTCCCAGTAGGCCGTGTGGTCTATCGCGGGTACAACAATGCGCATGCGAATGGCGGTGTGTCGAATGCGAATGCGAATAACGATGCTTCGAATGCGAATACGAATGTCGGCTCGCGTCTGGTAATCAAACAATCGGCGTACAGTACAGGGGACGTGTCCCCAATGCGGTGCCGAGGGAGGCAAGCCTCAGCAACAGCATCTTGATGGGTGGAAAGCTGAAAAATCACGTGTCGGGTGGAGTTTGGTAGGCCGGTAACGGTTCGAAGAAGTCAGACCCGGAGGAAGGAAGGCCTTAACCTTCCATAAAACAAAAACAGAATCCTATGCGCAGAGAAGGACATATCATGGAGGAGATTATCGAATACCACAACATGGCTGAGGCATTCGATACCGTCCTGCGTGGAACCAAACGCAAAAGGTCGAGGCAAGGCCGCTATCTGCTTGAGCATAGGGAAGAGGTCATTGCGGAACTTACAGCCTCGTTGGCCGACGGCTCTTTCCAACTTGGTGGGTATTATGAGAGGGACATCGAGGAATACGGCAAGAAACGCAGGCTCCAGATACTCTCCATGAAAGACCGTATCGCGGTGTTTGCCGTGATGAACGTTGTGGACCATCATCTACAGAGACGGTACATCCGGACAACCGGGGCGAGTATCAAGAGGCGTGGTACACACGATTTGATGAAGTGCATACGCACGGACATACAAAGCGATCAGGAAGGTACGCTGTATGCCTACAAGTTCGATATCAGACGGTTCTATGACAATGTGCGCCAAGACTTCGTCATGTGGTGTTTTCGCAGGGTATTCAAGGACGAAAAACTGTTGACGATACTTGGCGGATTCGTCACCATGCTTCCGGATGGTATCAGCTTCGGGCTGCGAAGTTCTCAAGGGGCGGGCAACCTGCTCCTGTCTATATTTTTAGACCATTATTTGAAAGACAAGTACGGTGTCCGTCATTACTACCGCTATTGCGATGACGGCCTTGTACTGGGTAAAACGAAAGCGGAACTATGGGTGATTCGTGACATCATCCACGGGCAGATGGAAATGATAGACCTGGAGGTAAAGCCCAATGAAAGGGTGTTCCCCATAGAGGAAGGCATCGACTTCCTCGGCTATGTCATCCATCCTGATTATGTCGGACTGCGCAAGCGCATCAAGCAGAAGTTCGCCCGGAAGATGCACGAGGTAAAATCGAGAAGAAGGCGGCGTGAACTGATAGTGTCCTTTTATGGCATGACGAAACACGCCGACTGTAACAAGTTGTTTAATAAATTAACAGGCAAAAAAATGAAAAGTTTTAAAGAGCTTAATGTCGTTTATCGACCAGAAGATGGCGAAGTATACTTCCCTGGTCCGAGGGTAAGTGTACGTGATTTGGTAAATGTTCCCATTACAGTTTATGATTGTACTTTTACTGCAAAAACACAGTATGGTGCGGAACGTTGTGTCGTTGCTGTCATAGTAAATGGTGAAAAGCAGAAATTTATTACAGACAGCAAGGAAATGAAGAATATTCTCCAACAAATAAAAGAGATAGAGGACGGTTTTCCTTTTGAGACGACTATAAAATCAGAGTCTTTTGACAAAGGAAAGTTTAAATATATGTTCACATGAAAAGAGTTGAAGGAAGTGCAGGAATAAAACTGCTTGAATGCACCAACCCGGTAAAAGGCAAGTGGCGCATCCGCTGGGATGTGCAGCCGGGAGAGCACAGAAACGCCTCGTACATGGAAGAGGAGTTCGGACACAAGCCGGAAGATGAGGAAATACGTTCCACGGTCATGGCGTGGTACAACAAACAGACTGATACTGCCATTCTCTCCGGTTTCAGTTATAGGGATATTCCGGTATGGCTGTCAAGTGAAAACCAGTTCAATTACAAGTCTGCCTACGACCTCGCCGTACAGACAGGAGGCGGCACGTTACCCGTGACATTCAAGTTCGGGACGGATACGGAACCACGCTACCATACGTTTGAAACGTTGGAGGAACTGACAGACTTCTATACCAAAGCCATGAAGCACATCCAGAACACACTGGCCGACGGGTGGAAGAAAAAGGACGCTTTCGACTTGAAGGAATACCAGGTTGAATAACTGAAAGAATCCCGTTCGGGGGAGGGATAGAAAAAGCCCCCGGCCTGTTAAATAGTCGTCTCACTTACTATTAAACACACGTTACCATCAGTAGGCACGACCGGGGGCGTATACCCTCGTTCGCCTGCTGATGGCTTTTTTATGTGTTTGCGCAATTGCGCGTATAATAAGTGAGACGATGCAAAAGTACAAAAAATAGTTGGGAATGAAGATAATTGAGATACTGAAATTTAACAGGGAGCTATTAAAACGGTTGCAGACAGCCGGGATAAGGCTTGAAGATACAAGATACATAGACTTGTATGTCGAATATAAAGACATGCTGGATAGGGGAGAGAAGGTGTCATATACCGTAGCCTTGCTTGCGGATAAATACTCCGTGAGTGAACGTAAGGTGTATAGCCTGATAAAGCGTTTCCAAAGCGACTGCAAACAGGTTGCAGTGTGATTTATTGTATTCTTTCTTTGCTCTGTTTGAAAAATCAGAACTTTGCCGGGAGAAAATAAAAACAGAAATGAGAAAGCAGTATTTATCAGCACCGTTGCCCTTCGTGGGGCAGAAGCGGATGTTCGCAAAGGAGTTTATCAAAGTATTGGAACAATATCCAGACGGAACAACATTTGTTGATTTGTTCGGTGGTTCCGGCCTATTGTCACATATCACCAAGTGCCGGAAGCCAAACTCAACCGTAGTGTATAATGATTTTGACAACTACCGTAAGAGGTTGGAATCCGTGCCACAGACAAATGCTTTGTTGGCGGAACTCCGGCAGATAGTGTCAGGTGTTCCACGCCATAAGCCTATTACGGGAGAAAAAAGAGACAAAGTCTTTGCTTGTATACAAAAATATGAGCAGCGTTATGGATATGTGGATTTTATCACCCTCTCATCGTCCATTCTGTTTTCTATGAAGTACAAGTTGAGCATTGAGGATATGCGTAAAGAAACGCTGTATAACAATGTAAGGACAGCGGACTATCAGCCGGCGACGGATTATCTGGATGGATTGACCATCGTGTCTGAAGATTATAAGAAGGTGTTTGATAGATATAAGGATGTGCCGGGTGTCGTGTTCCTTGTAGACCCTCCATATTTAAGCACGGAAGTCGGTACATACAATATGTGTTGGAAGTTGTCCGATTACCTTGATGTGTTGACTGTTCTTGCCGGACACGACTTCGTATATTTCACTTCCAACAAGTCTTCCATACTGGAATTGTGTGATTGGATAGGCAGGAATAAACTGACAGGAAACCCCTTTGAGCGGTGTACGAAAGTCGAGTTTAACGCTCACATGAACTATAATTCCTCATACACGGATATGATGTTGTACAAGAAGGCCGTTTAAGTATCATTTGAAAAGCGTTTGAATGATGAATAAATACCATGTAATACTTGACAGGATATTGCGTGAAGGCAAGACACAGACCAACAAGAAAGGCAACATAAAATATCTCCTGAATGAACGCTTGACTCTGTTCCCGGCAGATTTGCTTGACATATTTGAGAACCATGGGATAGCACGTAAAAAACTAAAGTGTGAGTTGCGGCTGTTTATGCAAGGGGAACGGAACGTGGAACGGTATCGCGATGTAGGGATAAACTGGTGGGACTATTGCGGAGCTGTATTGGTAAACAGTTATCCTACATATTTTGAAAAATTGCCTCCGCTGATTTCAAAGATAAACCGGGAAAAGCGGAACAGTAAGAATTATGTGCTTTTCCTCGGTGAAACCAACGCAGAAACGAACCAGGCTCCATGTCTCAGCCTCGTACAGTTCCAGATAGATGACGGTGAACTGGTTGTTTCCGCATATCAGCGAAGCAGTGATGCGAATTTGGGATTGCCATCAGACATATATCATTTGTATTTGATGTCCCGACAGATTGATTTGCCTTTGAAATCAATAACTCTAAACCTTGGAAATGTCCATGTCTATGAAAATAACATAGAAAGGACGGAAAGGCTGTTGGAGGGCGATGAGAATGTCAAATTCGATTTGAATGTATGATATAAAAAGGCATCTGACGAGAAATCAAATGCCTTTTTGTGCCTTAAAATGTTTTTTCAAATCACATTTCGTTTTTTGAGTGGAAAATCGCTTTTCGTTTTTGAAACCGCTCGCTTTTCGTTTTGCCGTGATTATATGGAGGCGATGTTGAGCCGGGGAACACGCTGCCGACATAAGGATAAATAGCGAGAGCCGACAGATTGCAGAAATGCAACTTGTCGGCTCTCTTCTTAGGGAAAGGCTGCTATTTCAACGAGATTACATTCGCAGCCTCACGCTTGTTCGGGTCCATGACCTCGGCGTATATCTGAGTGTTTTTCACGTTGCGATGCGTTAGCATCTTTGCAATAGTGTAGATTGGCACACCTGCCGAAGTTAGCAGGGTGGCGTATGTGTGGCGGAAGCAGTGGAAAATGATAGCCTATGCAAGAAAAAGCGAACGGATGAAAATTAAACGTAAGTCGTTTGAAATGAACGGTATTTCAGCATTCTGCCAAGTAGAGAAAATGCAAACGGCAACGGAATATTGAGGTTGTTCAGTTACCAAACCGTTAGCCGGGCAGTTACCGAAACGGGAATAGGTAACGGCAGGCAATGAAAAGAAACCCTCACCGTTTTATTTGCGCTCATACACAGTGTTTTGCATATCAAGGAACGCTTATACGGCAAGTAATTTTGCACTAAAAAATAT